AAAGTTCTCATGGAAATGGGGATTCCTTTCAAAAAGGAAGTCAACATTCCGGTGAATCAAATTGTGATCGGACCGAATGTCGTCAGTCAGATTAGACCGGAGGGAACCGATGCCTCGGCTATTAGCGCCTATGCAGAAAGCATGCGCAACGGTCAATCCGAGCTTTTCCCGCCGGCGGTTTTATGGAGATCTCCTGACGGCACCTATGAACTGATAGACGGAATACATCGAACCAAAGCGCGGCTAGAGGCGAAGATTAAAGAATGTCACGCATATGTGGTCGAAACCGACAATGAACGTGCCGTTTTGGTTTTACGGAGGGTTTTGAATGCAACCGGGACTCTGACGGAATTTACGACACGCATCAGGATAATGCTCGCGGTTCAGTTGGTGAGAGAAGGCTATAAACTAAAAGAAGCCGCGCGCTATATGAGAGTGTCGGCGGAATCTGTTTCAAAAGAAATTCGCGTTGAAAATATCCGAGAGGATCTCGGGAAGCGAAGCCAAAAGCTCAAGGAGTTAAAACGAACGTATCTCATCAAATTGGCGACGATACGGAACGATGAAATAGCCTTCGATGCCGCCAGGCTGGTCAGCGAATTTGGGTTGAAGGGTAAAGAGGTTGACGAATTGGTGGACGGGATCAATGCCACAAGAAGCGACAACGCGGCGCGGGATGTTCTATCAACCGAACGGACTCGCCGCGAAAGACTTAAGGCAGCGCCTCAAGGTTCGGGGGTGTCGTCAACGCCAAGGCCCCCATGGATGGATTTTACCAATACGGCGAAAGGGTTGATATCTCGCGCGGAGAGGAAAGAAGTGAAGATACTGGATAGCATAGTTGGTCCGACGGAAGAAAAAGACATCCTTGGCACTATCGCGATCTTGATTGATGTACTACTCAAATTGTCGGATAAGATCAAGAGAAGACCGCAACGGGCAAAAGGTCGGCAAACTACACGAAAGGGGGCGAGGGACCATGCGGGCAAAAAACCAGACGGACTACATCCGCCGCATGATGGCAGATGATAGGGATCATAGCGTCGCTGAATTGGCGGCCAGGCTATGTACTGAGGCCACGCCAGAGGAACTAATATATGAATTTAGAGTTTACTGGCGAACAAAGTGTAAAAATCAGGAAAACTGTGAGCCATCATTTCGTGATATTGACCTGTTCACTCAAAAATACAAAGGAGCCAAACGCATGGTTACAAGCAGGGTTTCAACCTTGCTCCATCGCAACAGAGAAATTGTGGATGTGTTAGATGGATCTTTACGTCTGCTTCGCCTTACTCGCAAGGGACAAGCAAAGTGCAAAGCGTTGAATAACGGCAATGTTTCCGTGCCTCTTAGGGGATCGCGCAAGGCAGCGGAACGGTATAAAGAATGAGGGGATGAATCATATGTGCGATAGGGCTTGGCGGCGCTTCCGCAGGGAGGTTGTCAAGCGGACGGTGCGGGGTTATCATCGGCCCATGAATGGTCTTAACGGGCCTCGGGAGGTCGGGATCTATAGCAGGACGCGGCAGGTGTGCTCGTGCTGGATGTGCGGGAACCCGAGGCGGTATTCGAAGGGTGCGCAGGCGATGAAGCTTGAGGAGCGGCGATAGGGGGGTGATGCTGATGAAATTTAATCCGTTTATACCGGATTATACGTCATGGCCGGAGCAAGGCACCGGCGCAAAACGCGGCGACGTTTCACGTGGCACATAAAGCCAAGTCGTTGAATTGACATGAGAACGAAAGAAATAACGAAGAAAATCGCCAAGCGGGCGCGGGGCAACGGGGCGGGGGAGCCGAAGCCCGAGAAGCATGCTGGGGGCAGACCCAGCAAGTTCACGCCAGAGCGGCGGCAGAAGATCATCGAGGCGTTGAAGACAGGGGCGAGCTACAAGGCGGTGGCGAACTATGCTCGGATCTCCTACGAGTGCCTGCGGGATTGGATCGTCAAGGGGTCGGAAATAACTAATGAGAGCGACGAGTATTTCCAGTTTTTCCACGACGTTAACGAGGCTTTAGGCAGCCTCGAGGTGAGGGGCCTCGCGAGCATACAGAAGACGGGCCTGGGCGGGGCGGTGGTGAGCGAGAAGATCATCACGAGGAAGGACGGCACGGTGGAGGTGACGAAGACCTACGCACAGCCGCAATGGCCAGCGCTGGCTTGGATCGTGCAGCATCGATTCGCCGATGAATGGGGCGATGGGAGGGAGCCGAGCGATGGGGAGATAACGAAGCCCAAGCCCCTGGCGACCCTGAAGCGGGAGACGATAGACATCTATGACCCGGATAGACTTGCGCGCCTTATCGGAGCATTTGCGGAGGCAGGACTTGTCCCAGAGGAAATCGTTGGGCGATTTGCTCTCCCAGATCCTGCCAAAGCCTAAGCTCACGAAATACATCCCGGAGACGCGGACGGAAAAGCAGGAGGCGTTCCTCTGTCTGGACTGCTTCGAGGCCTTTTTTGGCGGCGGAGCCGGGCCGGGCAAAACCTACGCCCTCTTGATGGCCGCGCTCCAGTACGTCGACGTGCCCGGATATTCCGCGCTGCTCATCAGGCGTAGCTCCCCAGAGTTGACCGCCGCCGGGGGCCTCGTCGATATCGCCAAGGAATGGCTGACGGGGACGGACGCTGAGTGGAATGGCTCGCTGAAGCGGTGGACCTTTCCGACCGGGGGCAAGCCCGCCACGGTTGACTTTGCCCATTATGAGGCTGGGGTGAAGGGCCAGCAGAAGAAGTTCGGCGGCCAGGTTCAGTTCATCGGCGTGGATGAATTGACGGAATTCCTAGAGTCTGAATATCGCTTCCTCTTCCGTAGTCTGCGCAAGCCGGAGGGGATGCCCGTGCCGCTTCGTATGCGGTCCGCTAGTAACCCGATCGGCGTCGGCGCGCCGTTCGTCAAGCAGCGGTTCGTGCTCTATGGCAATAAGACCGTCAGGGAGAAGATAGCAGGGCAGATGATGGAGTATGAGCGGCGGTTCATTCCGGCGAAGCTGGACGATAACCCATATATCGACCGCGCCTCGTACATCCAGAGCCTGGGCAACATGGAGCCGCACCTCCTGCAGGCGCTCCTGGACGGTGACTGGGACGCCAAGCCGCCGGGCAAGATGTTCAAGAGGGTGGATTTCAAGATAGTCCCAGTGGCCCCGGCCTCTTGCTGGTGGGTCCGCTTCTGGGACTTGGCTGCCACCCCAGAGGACGCGGGCGGCAACCCGAGCTGGACCGTCGGCCTCAAGCTAGGGACGGATGGCAGCGGGATTTATTACGTGGCCGATGTGAGGCGCGACCGCTTGGCTCCCGCCGAGGTCAAGAAGTTGGTGAAGCAGACGGCGGCCGTGGATGGGCCGGATATCCCCATCTTCATCGAGCAGGAGGGCGGGTCGAGCGGCAAGACGGTGATAGACGACTACGTCAAGTCGATGCCAGAGTTCGTCGTGCAGGGTAAGCACCCCACCGGGCCGAAGACGGCGCGCGCTCTTCCTGTGGCGAATCAAGCTGGTGCCGGGAACATCCGGCTCGTACAGGGTTCGTGGAACGGCAAGTTCCTGGACGAGATAGAACAAGTGCCGTCGAAGGTCATGGACCAATGCGACGCGCTATCGGGAGCCTATAACGAATTAGTTTCTGGCTCGTGGTCGGCGTCCGAGGAACTCGTTCAATCCTACGGCTCCTATGACCAGCCGGATTGGTGAGGGAGAACATGGCTAAGATGAATGCGTGGGAATTGTTGGTCAAAATCGCGGTGACTTTGCGTCTGCCGAGATATAGCGCGGATGGGTTTTTGGCTTATGACGACAAGCTGATAGAGGAAATTTTAGCGGAGATCGCAGGAATCCTGGATAAGCGAGAATAAACGATGGACAGTCCCCGTTTCGGTATCTACTCTACGTTTGTCCTGGGGGACGACGGAAAAATCTACGACTTGGCGAGGGACCGATTCTTACCCTCTAAAGTCAACGCCGTGAACGCATGGACGGAGAAGATCGCGGCATTAGAGTCCGCTAGCGAGGTAAAATGAACATGCTGGACATGGACTACACTTACCAAACGACCGCCTGCCACAAGTGCGGGCGCAAGATCCTTGTGGAGATGGGCCTGATAGGCGTCCCGCACCACTCATGGGTCATGGCGACGTGCGCTGAATGCCTCCAAGTTCCCCTTGCCGAGGCGTTCAGGGAGAAGCGGCCCGAGGCGGCGGCGGAGATAGAGAAGTGGCTCCAGAAGTGAGATGCGCGAACTTTTCCTCATAGTCTTAACTGGCCTTCTCATCGGTATTGCTTTGGCCCTGGCCGTCCCCAACTACATCGAATGCCGGAGAGCCGGGTTTAGTATCAGATATTGCGTCACGACGCATTTCATAAAATAGCTTACCTGGATTTTCCCTTGACACTTTCCCCACCTTGATTTACGATCCAATAATCACAGAAGGGGCCAAACCGTCATGACAAACAGAACATGAGAATAGCGAAGCCCCGATCACAATCCCCGAAGACCTACGCCGAAGTAACCCCGAAGGCGAAGCCCGATTCGTTCCCCAAGGGCGAGATATCGAGCGTGATGAGCACGTTCTGGGGGAGGATCACCGCCTACAACCCCGACGAACTGGTCTCCAAGAAGGGCCTCACCATCTACCGCAAGATGTCCTTCGACGAGCAGGTGAAGGCCGCACTGGCCGCCAAGGTCCACGCCGTCTTGTCCAGCGGATACGAGGTCCAGGCCCCGGAACTTCCCAAGGAGGAGCATGAAATCGGGGAAGAGCAGAAGGACTTCACGGAGTGGAACTTCGCCGAGACGGAGGGCCACTTCGACTCTAAGCTCAAGGAGATGATGACGGCGCTCCCGTACGGCTTTGCGTGCGGGGAAAAAGTTTTCCACCTGATCGACTACGGCAAGTTCGCCGGCAAGGTCGGGCTGAAGGCGCTAAAGTTCCGCAGGCCGGAGGGGATCGACTTCGAGACGGACAGCTACGGGAACCTCCTGGACGACGGGATTTTGCAGAACCAGAGGAGGCTGCCGAAGGCGAAGTTCGTGCGCTACGTCTACAACCAGACTTTCGACAATCCGTACGGCGAGAGCGACCTTCGGGCCGCTTATAGACCATGGTGGAGTAAGGATGTTGAGTTGAAGTACATGGCCATCGCCTTGGAGCGGTTCGGCGAGCCGGTGGCGGACATCTCGCATGAGGGGGCGATAACGGCGACGCAGCGGACGAACCTGGAGAATTTCGTCAAGAACGTGCAAAACAGGTCGGGCCTGCTCCACGACAAGAAGATCGAGCTCAAGTTCCACTACCCGTCACCCCGGACCTCCGAAGCCTACATTCCGGCGATCAACCTGCACGACACGCATATCCGCATCGCCATCCTGATGCCTGGCCTGATGGGTCTATCCGCCGAACAGGTGACGGGCAGCTTGGCACGCTCCAAGACGGAGTTCGAGACGTTCCTGAACATCATCGGCCAGTTGAGGAAGGACGTGGAGACCACCATCAACGAGCAGGTGATCAAGGAGCTGATCGACATAAACTATGAGGTGACGGG